CGGCAAGATTCATAGTAGTAGATATCTCACAACTAAATCTATCTTTGTGTCTTTTGAGTTCATCACCTTTTTTATAAATTCTTGCATAAGTATATGCAGGATATAATTTAAGACCCGTAACTTCTTCCATTTTAGGTTGGCATTTTAACATTAAAGTTTCCATAGCTATATTAGAATACTGACTATAAGTATGTGGAATTTGTTCATCTTGTCCTTCATAGTGACCTATAATCTTTTCAAAAGGTGAAATATATTTTTGTGCTCTACAGGTATCATAAACTTGTTTTTGCATACAAAAATAATTTGCAACAAAAGCTGCTAGGTCTTTTGATATTGCTTGACGGATAACTGTATACTTTTTCTTTTTAAACATCTTTTGCCATTTCTTTTGGCACCGCTTGTATATTCCAATGTATAAATCTAAAAGGTTCTATACCAAAGTCTACTGCATATTCGTGTTCCAAGTATCCTGGAAAAATAATTAGTGTTCCTGGTTCAGGTTTAAAATGTATAAGTTCACTACCACCCCAAACACCTTTTATGTCTGGTTTCATTTTTAATTTTGTAGCACGTGCACCGGTCTTCGGTTCGTGAAAGATAGGGTATGATGTTTTATCACTGCATTTTAAAAAATAAAAACCTGATACGTGTTGATTCCAATGTATGTGTGCTGAATGATGACCACCACCTTTTTTAGCAAACTCTTGTACCCACATCTCACTAAACATAGTTGTGTATTGTGACATATCATAACCTTGATGATCTAAATACTCCCAAGACTTTTGACCAATGTAGTTTCTAAAATCTAAAATATCATTATCAATTGTTAATGGTGTTGAGTGATGAGACAATCCAAAGTCACCGTGTTTTTTGATATGTGCTTTGTTTCTATTTCTTGCTTCTTTAATATATTTGTTAGAAGCTTTGTTTAAAGATTTTACAAACTCTGGTTTTTGTTCTGACCAAATGGTCGTGTTAAAGTAATTACTTATATACATTATTTAAAAGGCCTTCCTAAATGCCAAACAACAAGACTATATCTTGTGCCGGCGGTTACTGGTTTAACTCTATGCCACACAAAACTAGGAAATACAATAATAGAACCTTTTGGTAATATTTCTTTACATTGTACTCTGTGTTTTGATTCGTCTCTCATATGTGGATCATAGTTTCTAAAATCAAATTCTAATTCACCACCTTTATATTCTGAACCATCTGTTAACTGACAAGTCATAGATAGTTTTCTAATTCTACCGTGTTCTGGTGTGTTGGGTTTATCATAAGGTTTATGCCAACTATCACAATGCCAATCATAATATTGGTTGTGTTTATATTTTGTAAACTGACACGATTCAGATCTTTCCCAATCAAAATTCCAACCAGCCATTTTATTTGCTCTATGCACATACGGATGCAATTCTTTATATATCCAAGTATCATTTAACCATACTAAATCAGAGTTTCTTTTTCTTTTTAAATCTTTTACTTCTTCTTTTTTTAATTTTCTATCACCATAGCCACCAATTCTAGCCATAACTTCTTTTTGTTTGTTAGCATATGCTATGACATCATCACAAAACTTGGGTGTTAGCACACCACTAAAATACCAATAATAGTTAGATATATTCATAGGTTATAGTTTGTACAAAATTCAAACTATCTTTTTGGTTATTAGTTAAGTAATACATATTTGTAGATGGAAACATAATAAATTTATTATTTGCTAAAGGTATATCCCAACTTCTACCTTTACGTCTGTTATCTTCAAAATGTATTCTAACATTACAATCTTTAATTTTTACACCATATAATAATGTAAAGTCTGGAGAGTTACGTAAATCTACTGGATCTATATTTAGTAATGGAATTGTAGTCTCACTAGGTTTATAGATATTTCCCCACGTTTCTTTGTTAATTAAATTAAAACCATATTCGAGATTAATGTGATCTCGCATATATGTATTCAACATATCCCAAGTTCTTGAGAATGGAAAATCTTTGTTTTGAATTTGTGATTGTAATATATCGCCTGATAATTTATCTCGGTCAATGTCCCAATCTTTGGGCATAGTCACATCACCGTAATATAGAGTTTGTTCGCTTAATACTTTCTTTTGCATACCACCACCATTTTTAATTTATGCTTTGTTGTCTGTCAAGTCCCAAGTCTGTCCAGCTTCATTCCAAGAGTATCCCCAAGAATGTGTGCCAGCTTCATTTTGTGAAGTTTGTTCAGCTGTCAATGCTGGAGCATCACCAATCGGTGATTTCCAAGAAGCTGATTCATTGTGTTTTACCCAAGATGCATAAGGTTTTTTAGGCCAAAAAATTTGATCATCTTCGTCCCAAGTCATTCCTATACCTGCGTAATTTCCTCTTAATGGTGTACCACCATTATTATGTTGACCACGAGATGTATTATATGAAGTTTGAATCCACATTTGTGCAGGCCAATTATTATGTGTTTCTAAATATTGTTGACCTACTGATTCATCTTCAACACCATCAGCATTTAACATATCTTTGTTATCAAGTGTTAACACTTGAATAACTTTTCCGTTTGATCCTAGTTTTGCAAAATGTGCCATAATTATTCTCCTTATATCTTATTTTTAATTATCATTCAACTACTGAAATTTGTATCTAATAATAACAATTCCTGAACCACCTGTTCCAGCTAAACCCGGTGAATCCGCTACAGCTCCAGCGCCTCCTCCACCAGTATTAGTTGTTGCATTTATTTGTGGTCTAGATCCACCACCTCCTCCGCCTGTTCCACCTGCTGCTGTATTAGTTCCTGGATGACCATTTGCACCACCTCCTCCACCAGCTCTAGCTGTAGGTGTTGCATTTATTGAAGAGGTTGCTCCTGCACCGCCAGCACCACCTGCTCCACTAGGTCCGTTTGTTGCACCTGCAGCAGTGGCTCCACCACCTCCAGCTGCTCCATAAGGAGAACTGGTAACAGTAAGAACTCCACCTGGATTTCCTTGAGGTGGACTAACCGGAGGAGTATTACCTGCTCCAACATTTCCTGTTGAACACGCTCCTCTTACACCTCCACCAGATCCACCAGTACCACCTGTAGCTCCTGGTGTTCCACCACCTCCTGCAGAAGTTATACTTGAAAAAATAGATGCTGATCCATTAGCTCCTTCTCTAGGAGAATTTGTTCCTGCAGCTCCCCCGCCTCCAACTGTAATTGGATAACTTTGAACAGAAACTGGTAAACCAGAGGGTGCATTTAAAGGGCTAGCTGTATAACAATCTGAAGATGCTTTACCTTCTCTATAACCACCAGCACCACCGCCACCACCAGTTACGGCAGTAGGATCGGCTACAGCTTCACTTCCTCCACCACCTCCACCACCTGCTACGACCATATATGAAACAGTATTTGATCCTTGTGCATTTCCTGCACAAGAAACAGCAAAAGTTCCTGGTCCTGTAAAAGTATGAATTTTAAAATTTCCAGATTCTGTAACTGTTCCGCCTGTTGCTGTTACAAATTGTGCAGTAGGTGCCTCGCTTTGTAAACCTGAATCCGTTACTAACCAACCTTGTGTTGAGTCTATAAATACTAATGTTATTGCAATACCTTCTGTTTCTAAAGTTGCATTAACGGCTTTGCCACCAATTTTGTCAGAACCGTTTCTAGTCAATGTCACTGCGTTTGTATCAAAAGTCCCTGCGTAATCTTTAATTCCAATAACTGATCCTGCACTTCCTGCTGGAAGAGTTACATTAACAGCTCCTGAAGTTGTATTTACAAAATATCCTTCACCAGCGACTGCTGTAAAATCTCCTGTCTTAACTGTTGTATTCCAAGACACAGCACCTGTTGCACCAAAACCTGATGCAGTACCATTGTTAGTTATGGATACACCAGCAGGAATTGTGAATGTATCTCCACTATCCCCTAATGTAGTTGTACCACAATTTGTTCTTGGACTTATTTTATTTACTTTTACTTCACTCATAATTTACCTATTGAAATTTATACCTTATCATTACTATACCTGAACCTCCAGAACCACCAGAAGGAGCGGGATTTGCTCGTCCTCCCCCAGCTCCACTACCAGAGTTAGTTGCTCCACTACCTCCTGTACCGTTTTGACCAGCACCTCCACCACCAGCGCCTCCAGAACCAGCTGGACCTGGAGCACCATCGTATGCTCCTCCACCACCACCAGCAAAATATCTTGTTGAACCTACTGGACCAGTATCACCATAACTAGAAGGAATACCAAAAGCGGTAGCAACATATGATCCTGACCCTCCATTTCCACCAGTACATTTGGTTGCATTATTTCCAACAGCTCCAGCTCCACCTCCACCAGCTGCTCCTGAATAAACTGGAAAAGGATTATCTCCACCATTATTTCCTTGAGGTGGACTAACGGGTGGAGTATTTCCTGCTCCACCAGGATTTGGTCCGTTTGCTCTTCCTCCACCACCTGATCCACCAGTATTTCCATTTGATGCTCCACCACCCGCTGAAGAAATTGTTGAAAAAGTTGAAGTGCTTCCTTGTGTCACTGCTGCTCCACCTCCACCTACTACTATTGGAAAACCTGTTGCTGTAACACTTAAACCTGAAGGATTTGCTAAAGGAGACATTGTTGGGCCCGGTACTCCATAACTGTTAGCTATTCTAAAACCACCTGCTCCAGCACCCGCACCACCATCTGCGTGTCCACCTCCTCCTCCAGCGACTACAAAATAATCAACTGTAGCTGAACCTAAAGGGTTTCCAGCACAAGAAACTGTAAAAGTTCCTGGTCCTGTAAAAATATGTGTTTTAAAATCTCCGCAAGTAATAGTAGCATTACCACCGGATGCCGCTATAAAAGCAGGAGTTATAGTTGCAGCATCATTACTGTTTACTGCTATCCATCCTTGAGTTCCATCTACAAACACTAAAGTTACAGAATCTCTATTTGTATTTAAAACTGCATCGTTTGCAATGCCTTCAATATTTGATCCGTTTCTTCCTATTGTAATATTATGCGTTGCTGCTGTTCCTGCGTAATCAGCAACTGCCATAATATCTCCAGCACTTGGTGATGCTGGAAGATTAACTGTTTTTGCTCCACCTGTTGAATTTATAAAATATCCTACGCCACTTACACCTGTTGTAGGAGTTGAAGTTACTGGAGTAGTAGTCCAATCAACAGTTCCTGTTCTACCAAAACCTGTTTGTGATGCACCGGATGCTAAAGTGACTGTATCACCTGAAGCACCTAAAGTAATTGTTGTACCTGATTGACTGGCAATAACGCCACCATCGGCTGCTTTATAACTATCTGATCTTATATCATTTCCAGTTACAGTAACTGTATTACCTGCTGCGCCAACATTTATAGCTGTACCGCATTTGTTGATGATGTTTGAATCATCTGAAACTTTATTTATATTATCTACTTTAATTTTACTTGTCATAATTATTGAAATTTATACCTTATTACTACTATACCAGAGCCACCATTACCACCGTTACCAGCTGGAGAAGTATTTGGATTGTTTCCTCCACCACCTCCACCACTTCCAGTATTTATTGTTGCTGCAACTCCTATTCCACCGCCAGCATTTCCACCTGCTCCACCACCACCAGAACCACCTGATGCTCCAGATGAAGGAGGGTTATTACCTGCTGAACTATGACCACCACCGCCACCACCAGCTCTTGTTGTTGGTGATCCATTTATACTTGTTGTTGCTCCTGCTCCGCCAGCTCCTGCGTTAGAACTTCCTCCAGTACCACCAACCGCTGTAGCACCTCCACCACCAGCAGCGTGCACAACACCCGTAACAGATCCTCCATCAGTTCCTTGTGCAGGACTTACAGGAGGTGTATTTCCTGCTCCAGCACTACCTGGTCCAGCTGCACCACCTCCAGAACCACCAGATCTTCCAGGACCAGCACCGCCAGGTGCTGCTCCACCACCGCCGCCACCAGCAGATGTGATTGTTGAAAAAACTGAAGCAGCTCCATCTAATCCTTTACCTGAAACTGGATTAGGAAAAGAACCACCAGTTCCTCCAGCTCCAACTGTAATTGGATAACCTTGTGCTGTAACTGGTAAATTATATGTAGGTCCTGATGTTGCATTTAATGGGCTAGCTGTGTAAGTGTCTGTTGCAGCTTTTGATTCTCTAAATCCTCCAGCTCCACCACCACCTGCTCTATCCCATCCACCACCTCCACCACCAGCAACTACCATATAAGATACAGTATTTGATCCTGATGGAGAACCTTGTTTAGTTACTGTGAATGTTCCTGGACTTGTAAAAGTATGAATTTTAAAATCACCTGAAGTTGTTTCAGTACCACCTGTTGCTAATACAAACTGACTTGCTCTAACATTAGATGTTGAATCTTGAACATTAATCCAACCTTGAGTTCCATCTACATATACAAAAGTTACTGATTGACCTTCTGTAGATAAAACTACATCTGCATTTACTGAACCAATTTTTTCCGAACCATTTGGTGAAACTGTTAAATTGTTTGTTTGCCAAGTACCTGCGTAATCTGCAAGAGATACTATTGCTCCAGCAGCACCTGCTGGTAGGTTACAAGTAAAAGCACCACCTGTTGTGTTACAAAAAAATCCATCTCCAGACACAGCAGTAAAAGTTGCTGTCTTTGGAGTCGTATTCCAATCAACAGTACCTGTTCTACCAAAACCTGATTGAGTAGCTCCTGCTGCTAGTGAAACTGTACCACCTGATCTACCAATAGTTACAGTAGTTGCATCAACAGTTGCAGTTTTACAAGCTCCACCACCAACTGTAAGTGTTGATCCTGATTGTTGTGTTATTGCATCTACTTCTATCTTTGACAT